CTACATTATAAAACAATGGATGAGATTTTTTTATAATCATGATCATGAAGTACATGCTCTTGCAAAAGAAATGCATTTTTTTAACAGTTACTTTGCAGCATTAGGTATTAAAAACTACTGGTTCGATACTTTTAATCATCACGATTATCAAAAAGATCATCCAGGGGTTATTAATTTTAAAACAGACGAATATACTGTTGAAAAAGATCGACGTAAGAAAGATCAAGATAACAAAATTACAGTAGAAATAAAAGAAGAAAGCATAAAAGCAAGTAAACCTATTTCTAATTTGTTATTTAATAATCATCCTCAAAGAGATTTATGTACTTTATTATGCAAAAAACACGGAATGACAAAGTTAGATAACGACTATCATACTTCAACATACAGAGAAGATACCAATAGAATTAAATTTTTAGCAGAAAAAGGAATTGTAAATCCGTATAGTTACCATCCTACAAAAGAAGGACATCAACAAATAGCCGAAATGGTGTTAAATGAAATAAATACACTATAATACGTATTAATGGAGCATCTGATGACAGATAAGAAATTAAAAGAGGGTCTTGGCGATTTAGCACATATGGCTGAAAAAGACCATGAAGTGCAAATGGCTCGTGCAGACCTTTATAAAATTGCAAAATATTCAATTAAACTACACGAAATGCTAAAGAATGTTTCCGAAGCAGAAGGTTTAGAAGGTTGGGTACAATCAAAAATTACCAAAGCAGCTGACTATTTAGGTTCAGTATATCATCATTTAGATTATGAACAGGCTACAGGAGAATTAGGCGAAGGTAAAAGCCCACATAAAAAGGGCACTAAAGCATACAAAAAACATATGGCAGCGATGCATGCAGAAAGTGCCAACGATCCTTATAAAGCGCAGCTTCGTGCAAAGTTAGAGTCAAAAAAAAAGACTGACGAAAGAAGCTTAACCAAAGGCGAAGAAGGCAAGCGTGAAAAGTATGTTAAAGGTATGAAGAAAGCCAAAGGTGACTTTAAAAAACGCTACGGCAAAGATGCAGAAGCAGTAATGTACGCAACAGCAACTAAGATGGCAAAGAAATAATGGATTGGCACAAACTACAACACACATTATTTGAAATGGATCCTACAGATCCTAGAGAAGATTTAGCAAAGCTACAAGCTCAGGCACAAGGCGGCGCCAATGCTCCGGTGCAACCAGCTACAGATAATCTACAAGAAAGTGTTGAGATTCCAGAAGGTTCATTAGAACTAGATCGCGATTATAGTGTTTCTGATTTTGCTGCACTAGCAGGTGTTCAATTAAATGAAGATTGGAAAAAAGCTGCAAGAAGGGGTTGGGACGATTATAATAAAGCCAGTGCAGTTGGTTTAAAAAATCCGCTTGCTAACTTTGGAAAAACAGATGTAAGTAAATCTACAGAGAAACAACCTCCATCAAAGCCAGGTTATACAGATGCACAAAAATGGAAAAGTTTTTTACAGCAACACACTTCGCAATTACAGGATATTGCAAGAGATGATGATAAAAGAAAACAATTTGATGATTTTATGAAAAAAATGACAACAGTCAAAGAAAAAGATGAACGTAAAATTAAACCAAGAGATCCAAACTCACAATACATGAACGACTTACGCAAAAGTGGAGCAATGGGTGCGCACAAAGATAAAAAGAAAGATGCAAAAGCTGGCAAAATGAAACACAAAGGTCAGCAGTTTGAAACAATTAAAGATATGCTCTATGCTAAACTAGCTGAGAAAAAATGAGACAATACATTAAAATAGTAGAAGCAGCAAATAAAGGTTGCCCTATTGCTACACAAGATATAGACGTAAATCTTAAGAACCGTCAAGCTGCAATTGACGATTATATGTATGGGCCTGCCAATCCAGAAAAACCAGGCAATTATTGGAAAGACTATGCAAAAAAATGGGACATAGACGAAGCAACTGCAAAAACAATGCAGTGTAATAATTGTGCAGCATTTGATGTTTCTGATAAAATGTGGGATTGTATTGAAAAAGGTATACAAGGTGATGAAAAATCAGCTGACGCAATGGCCACAATACACAAAGCAGACATTGGATATTGTAATTTCTTGCACTTTAAATGTGCAGGAACTCGTAGTTGCACAGCATGGGTGAGTGGAGGTGCAATTGATGATAAGGATAGAACATCATAAATGAAATTAGTAAATTTATATCCTGAATTTACCAAGCATCCTTATCTTACCAATCCAATACCAAGACATCAAGTAGAAACGTTACCATTCAAAGACTTTGATAAAGATGGTTACGAAGTACCTACTCCTTTAGAACATTTGCATTATGAAGCAAACGGTGTAGAACTTAATAGAGAAATACAATTTCATATTGCTCCTGTGCAGGAATGGTATACTGATATAGAATCTAGTGAACACGGATTAGTATTAGACCACTGTATGCTATTAACTCGTTATGCATTTGCAGGAGAAGCAAGAGAACAAATTGAAGAAGTATGTAATACTAGCCGTCCTATACTACAAAAACTTCTTAACATCAAACCTAAGTGGGGTATAGACTTTTCATTAGACTATGTGACACACGATATCGTTATGGAAGTTATACACATTGAACAAGACTTTGATAATATAGACGAAGCACAAGATGCAAAAAAACGACTTGAAAATATAATAGATAATACAGATTGGTTTGATGGAGCAATGCGTCTATATCAACGCAAAGACGAATGGATCAATTTATCATCAGATGACCACTCAGATTACAAAGCACAGTTCTTTGGATGGGAACGTGCATTTGACAATAAAAAAGTATTCTAATTACTTGACAAACACCTAAATATATCATATAATTAACAGTAACATACATAGTCAAAAGGAGACATTTATGGGATCTCGTACCTACGGTGCTGAAGAAAAAGCAAAACTAGAACGTCTAGTTCGTGAAGGTGTTACTGTATTACAAGAAGTTGAAGATTTGAATACAGGATTAAAAGAAACTGTTAAGGCAGTAGCAGAAGAACTAGACATCAAGCCAAGTCTAATAAACAAAGCAATTAAAATTGCCCAAAAGCGTGATTGGGATTCACACGCAGATGCATATGATGATTTAGAAACCCTCATTACTACATTAGGATATGACAAGTAATGATTAAACCTTATCAACCATTAGCTTGGTTTAGTACAGGATTCTTGCTGTTATCAGCTGTCCTTGCTGCCTTTAATATATATCCTCTTTATGTTTGGGGATTTATTATTAGTAATACGCTATGGATGGTTATAGGTTTATTATGGAAGGAAAAAAGTTTAGTCGTAATGAATTTTGGACTAACTATTATATACGTAGCTGGGCTACTGTATGATTTCGCCGCATAGGCAAGTAGATGGTTAAGTTGGCCACAAGCAACGAAGGAGAATTGAATGCCATACGTTGATGCGATGTTTGATCGTGATCAAGATATTATCCGTGTCGTAGAACGTCGTGACGGCAAAAGACACTACAACGAATATCAAGCAAAATATACTTTTTACTACGAAGATCCTAGGGGCAAGTACAAGAGTGTGTATGGCGATCCACTTACACGTATTGTGTGTAAGAATACAAAAGACTTTCGCAAAGAGGTTGCTATTAACAAAAGCAAGAAATTGTTTGAAAGCGACATCAATCCAATCTTTCAGTGTTTGAGCGAACACTATCTCAATCAAGACGCACCTAAACTAAACATTGCGTTCTTTGATATTGAGACAGACTTTGATCCAGAGCGCGGCTTTGCTGATCCTGCAGATCCGTTCATGCCCATTACGTCTATATCTGTGTATTTGCAGTGGTTAGAAACAATGGTGTGTTTAGCTGTTCCGCCTAAGACACTTACAATGGAGCAAGCAAAAGCAGAATTAGAAGGCATTGACAACGTAATGCTGTTTGAACGTGAAGGTGATATGATTGACACGTTCTTAACACTAATTGAAGATGCTGACATACTAAGCGGTTGGAATAGCGAAGGATATGATATTCCGTACACTGTAAACAGAACAAGTCGTGTACTAAGCAAAGACGATACAAGACGTTTTTGTTTGTGGGGACAGTTACCTAAGAAGCGTGAATACGAAAAATACGGGAAGCAAGCAGTTACGTTTGACCTAGTAGGTCGTGTACACTTAGACAGTCTTGAGCTATATCGCAAGTACACTTATGAAGAACGTCACACATATCGATTGGATGCTATTGGTGAGATCGAAGTAGGCGAAAACAAGGTGCCATATGAAGGCACATTAGATCAGTTGTACAACAATGACTTTAGAAAGTTTATTGAATATAACATTCAGGATACTGCACTACTTGACAAACTAGACAAGAAACTACGCTTTATTGATCTAAGTAATTCAATTGCACATGAAAACACCGTTCTACTGCAAACAACAATGGGTGCTGTTGCAGTGACAGAACAGGGCATTATTAACGAAGCACATAACAGAGACTTGCGTGTACCTAATCGTCCAAAACGAGACGACACAGAAAGTACACAGGCGGCAGGTGCGTATGTTGCGTTTCCTAAAAAAGGCTTGCACAAGTACATTGGTTCAATGGATTTGAACTCACTGTATCCTTCGGTGATTCGTGCGCTAAACATGGCTCCAGAGACTATCGTAGGACAGATACGTCCTGAGATTACAGATGCTCGTGTACACGAAGATACTACACTAAAGAAAAAGTCATTTGCAGGCAGCTGGGAAGGACGTTTTAATGTTGAAGAATATGATGCAGTTATGGAGCAACGCAAAGATGTTGCACTAACTATTGACTGGGAAGACGGGCGTTCAGATGTACTAAGCGGCGCAGAGATTTATAAACTTATCTTTGATAGTCAAATGCCGTGGATGTTGAGTGCAAATGGTACAATCTTTACAACAGAGTTTGAAGGTGTTATTCCTGGCATCCTAAAGCGTTGGTATGCTGAACGTAAAGACATGCAGAAAATGTTGAAAAAAGCAAAGGATGCAAAAAATGAAGCAGAAACAGAATACTGGGACAAAAGACAGCTGGTTAAAAAAATTAATCTTAATAGCTTGTACGGCGCTATTCTCAATCCTGGGTGTCGTTTTTTTGATAAACGTATTGGCCAGAGTACTACTTTAACCGGTCGTCAAATTGTTAAGCATATGAGTGCCGAAGTTAACAAAGTTAT